TCATATGGCCCCAATGAAATCGCGCAATTAAAAGAGAATAAGATGATGCAAAATCCTAAAACGATTGGCCCAGCTTATCCGCCTATTGGAAATGTTGTATTTCAACGTAACCATAGGTCTTACAAACCAGAATCCTGGTTTTGTTTGATGTTTCGATATATACGCAGTCGCACTTTCGATAAAATCGCTAGAATGATCAAATTAGTGTGGTATAAGACCCGCTTAAGCCTCGTTCCGTTAATGTGCCGTGATAAATTATCATGGGCTAGCGAGATGCTTGATCGTTGTATGTTCAGGAATCCTGATCTTCGTCGATTATTTGAAACCCGATTAAGACGTATTCGTTTGATTAATGTGGCAAGAAACCATACACATCGTAACGCCGCTCAGATCCGTTCTTCTGCAAATGATGCTATGAAGGACTTGGTATCTGCGGCTGGTTACCGACCATATAATGTTTCATGTTCAAAATCTGATCGTACTGATGGTTGTCGACATTATTATTTCATCAAAGATTTAAAGATCCCTTATTCTGAGGACTTAATTACTGAAAACACTTGTTTTGTTTTTACTGATGTTGATTATTATGTTGATATTAATGTATGGTTACGATATGGAAAACCGATCATAATGTACACTGTTGTTCCCACGACTGTGACGCATAGATCTGATGAAATATCTTGGTACTTTAAGAGGAATCGAATGCATTATAATGTATCTGGCGGTGCTAGTTATGTTCATGAATTATGGGATTATAGTGGTGACACTATTGCTGTAATTGATGATGACTATAATTTATTGACGTTTGATGTTTGTCAAACAACAATAGATCGTGATCCTAACCGTCGTATAATTATGTTACTACCTGTTTCTAAATGTCCATATCCGTATTGGACGTTTTTAACTGTTTCCCCAGGTGTTAGGAGGAAACAAATAACTCGTGGTAAATTTAATTGTATATATAATGCTCATTCTGATGAATTATCTATTGGTGTTGATGGTTCAAATCAATCTGTTATGATCTCTGCTCGTTTGTATGAGGTTATTCGGAAAAGGTTGTTTTGTAAGAGTTCCACTCCCACTATAGCCGATATCGAACGAATATTGAATAATGCTAAACATCCCGATGCCGTTGAGACTGCTGCCTTACTTTTTAATAATTTTATTAATGATCCAATTCTACCTAATATTACACCCACTTATAACTTAGCGACATATTTTCAACCAACAACACCACTCGTAATGGAGGATGGTAAAACGTCTGGTACTGTTATCACTTCACCTTTGGTAACAAATCCGGCCTTGTTTGCAACACGTAGTTTTAATTCTGACTACCATTGTATCAAGGGACGTGTTGATGATGTTAGAAATAATGTTATACCACATGATTTTCGATATCGTGTATGGGCTGAGGAATTTATCCGTAAGTTTGTTCCTGATGGAACGGTGTTAACTCCTTATAGTGTAGAAATGGTGCGTAATAGACAAAGTAATCCCAGTCAACGTGCTCGTTATGCCCTTGCTGAAGCATCACTGTCTACCACAAGTATAAATAAATTGTCGGCATTTGTTAAAATGGAACCTTATTCTTCCCCAAGTGCCCCGCGGAATATAACCACTTGCTCCCCCGAATTAACTACTCTTATGTCTGGATACACTTTCATATTTAAGGATGAACTTTTATTGAAATGTAATTGGTATGGGCCAGGCAAAACTCCTGTTCAAATTTGTGATCGATTACGAGAAATTGTTAATGACAATGGTTCACTTCAAACGGATTATACGCGTTTTGATGGATCTATCTCGGAATTTTTACAGAATAATGTAGTTAGAGCTGCGTATTTACGTGCTTTTAGGGACTCACATCGTGTAGAGATGTGTAATTGGATTTCTCAAGTGTTTGTACAACGTGCTAGAACATCTTCTGGACAATCTTATAATCCTGGTTTTGGTACCAGAAGTGGTAGCCCCATTACAACGGATGGAAATACTATGATTAATGCTTTCATTGTGTATTGTTCAATGCGCAAATCCGGTTATGATCCAGATTATTCTTATGATAATCTTGGTCTGTACTGTGGTGATGACGGAGTGTCGTCACGGTTGGATGGATTAGAGAGAAGTGTGAACGAAGTCGTAGCTGATTTGGGTTTAACTATAAAAACCCTTGTTTCTGAAAGAGATGATGCCATAACTTATTGTGGTCGTATATTTTGTAATATTGTTGTGCAAAATGACTCCTTTCAGGATCCTATTAGAACCATACCTAAATTACATTTGAGTGCTAACCATGATTGTCCTATTAAGCAGGCTGCATTCAATAAAGCTACTGGCTATTTAGTAACCGATAGAGTAACACCAATTATTTCTGATTGGGCTCGCAAGGTCATCGAGTTGTGCCCAGGATATAATGTTGTGCGACCATCTCATCATGAAAATTTTAAGATGGGTTCGCCTTGGCCACAGGATGATGTAGACTTGATTCGTGATGTGTTCTGTAGATATATGGATATAACTAGTATTGAATTGGAAATTAAACAAAATTTAATTTATGCTGTTACAGAACTAAACGGATTTCCCGTGATCATTGATAACGTTGCTGAACCTAAAATAGAAGCAGTTGTCGGATCAGAGATAGTCGGGAGTGGGCCCTCGCCTAACGGCACAACAGTCATTCAATCTATCGTTAATATTCCTAATACTAATAATATTAGACCTATTCCATTACCTAGAACAACTAGCCTACGTAATGTCGTCCAACCAGCAACAGTTACAAGCGTCCCACGCAATGTGGGCCCGGGACACCATGCCAACCGCAATCCGCCGATTGATTTACGACCTGCAACGCAAGCGAGACAAGTACGCCAGCGCAGGCCTGGATCTTCCGCTCGTAGACAGAGAGATGCTTACCCGTCTCGTCGAGAAGATTATTATCGAACTGGCAATGGTGGAACAAGAAACACTTGAATCATGAAAATGATATCTCAGCGAACTTGATATCGTTCGTCGCCAATCCGTTCAATGCAGAGAT